GTTGCCCGCATAATGGGGTTAGACCCGGGTATGAGGTTGCGTATCCCGGGTACTGGCATGCTTGGCCGTGGAGTGTTTCGGGGTGAGAAGCATATGGCTAGTTGGTTGGGGCGGACGAGGCCGGGGCTTGCTTTGAAGACGAGTGTTCGTCCAATGCTCCAGAGTGGTGCTGCACGCAGGGCACGTTCGATGTTTCCCGACGAGAACATTCTTGCACAGTATTTGGACGCCCAACGTGCCAAGAACATTCCACTGTTTTTCAGGGCTGGTCACAGCCCAGAGGATTTGCAGGCGGCTGTGAAGGTGATGCGGGGGAATCGTCGGGCCGCTGAACGGCTGGTTGGGCAGGACCCGAAGTTGGCTGAGGCGGCTGGACGGGCCGCTAGGGGCCATGTGGAGTTCAGGGTGCCTGCCGGGTTCGGGAAGGGCGCTCAGGTGGCGTTTGGGGCGTCGTTGGCTGGGCGTGCAGATTTTCCGATCAGTTGGTGGAGGGCAGCGCCTGTTACGGGCAAGTTCTTTGGCAAGGGTGGTGCTGGTAAACGTGGCTGGGAAATGTTTAAGCATGTCAAGGGTGACAATCCGAGTGACATTTTTAAGAGAAGCAACTGGTATCGTGTCGATGAGGCGGTGCAGGCAAAGGCTGTCAAGGGTATAACAGGGTTTTTCCGTAACAGGATGTCCATATTGGATAACATCAACATGGATGGTTTGGTGGCGTCTAGTGGTGGTGATCCGCATGCGATTGCGGCTATGTGGAAAACTGTTGATGCTGCACGGCAGGGCCGTGGCATTTCAGCGTTTTATTCTGAGATTAAGCGGCGTGGGACGAAGGCGTTGATGCGGGCGCAGGGGCGTCGGGTGACTTCAAGGGGTATACAGACTGGTTCACGGTTGACGACGGAGGAGATACTTGATCTGACTGAGGCAGTCAGGCAGGGTGACGCTTTCGTGAGGGATGAACTGGGGGCTACTGTCGGGATTAACCGCAATTCGGATTGGTTTCTTAATTTGTCTGACAGGACGCGGGCGCTTGACGATGAGAGCATTATGGCCATGGCTCGGGATGTCGATAATTTGTTTCACGATATTGACAAGGTGACTTATCAGACGTTTGGTACCCGCATGGAGGATGGTAGCCATGTGTGGGCGGAGGCTGAGGCGTTGCTTGCCAACGAGGGGGTTGGTTGGATTCCTCGCCGTATGAGGAAGGCGATGCGGGCACTGTTCGGGTATGCGGACACGAAGTTTGAGGATTGGGCGGACATTGGGGGGTATTTGACGGCGCAGTCTGTTAAGAATCGTGCCTTTCAGGTGGGGCGTACCATCCAGTTGCCTACTGATGCTGCGTTGCAGCGTGCCAAAGCCACAGGTTATGTGTACTATGATCGTTTGAACGTCTACGGTAAGGGAAGGGATGCGCCTTTTCTAGCGACTGATGCTACTGGTTCGGTACCGTTCAAGCCAAGGCATCCGTCGGATGTTGGTAAGAGTGTGCGTCGTCAACTGGATGACATTTCGACGGCAGCGTTTGGGGAACCCATGTATGAGGGCAATTTCCAGACGGTGTTGGATAGTTGGGAAGGCGGCATGAAGAGGGCTGCGGCGGTGCAGGTCTTTTTCCGTCACATGCAGGAGGCTGGGGTGCCTTTGTTGGAGGTTGACGATGATGCGATGCGTCGTATTGCTGATGTGATTGTTAGCCGCGAGGGTACTGCTTTGAGTCAAAGGTCGGCGCGGGAGGCTGGGGAGGCACGAACTTTCGCGTTGGGTGCGAAGGCGTCTGTGGATGGCGTTGTGGATGATCTTGTGGAGAGTTACAGGTTGACAGGCTATGACGCTGAGGTGGTGCGTCGTATGCAAAGAATCCATGGGCAGGTAATCAATGCTGCGGGTGAAACGGAGCAGATGATGGAGGAACTCACTGTTCTCGGTACCCGTGTGGAAGAGATTTTTGCGCAGTCTTATGATGGTATTATGGCGGGAACTTTGAAGGTTCCCAAAGAGGTGGGCAATTTGATTCGTCAAGCCCACACTATGGCTGCCCGTCTGGGTCAGATTGAGCGGGATGCTTTCGGCATTCTTGCCCCGCTGTACGCTACTACGGCTGATAATGCTTCCGCTGTGCTGGGTGGCGATCCTGCGGCTTTGCGGACGCTGAGGGATGCGTTTGATACGACAGCGTCTCAGGTTCGGGAGAACATCACGTTCATACGGGGCACTGTGGAGGACTTGGCTGGCGATTTCAATCCCGGCCAGTTGCCGCTCATTGTTGAGCGGGCCAAGTTGTTGACTATGTCTGACAGGTCGATTCCAGAGTTGTTGGAGTTGGCGAAGACGTTGGATACTGACAGTTATACCCGTCTGGTCGCTGAGTATATGGAAACAACGGGGGGTCGCGCTATCCCAGATGCGACTCTTAAAGACGTTGGAGGGCGTGTTCTGGGATCTAAGCAGGGTCAACGAAGGTTGGCGAGTATCGATAACTGGAAGAAGCATGTTGAGGATTGGCGTTCTGGGGATCTTGATGTAGACCATGAGGCTTTCATTGCCCCGGGTGTGACCCGTCAGGTAGACCCTGAGGAGGTTGATGGTATCCTCAATGAGATTGATCGTTCGATGAACTTCTTGGAGGTTGAGGGTCGTACTGCCCAGTTGTTGGAGGAGGCGGGGGTTACTCCGCGTACCCTGCGTAAGAACGTGACGACGTTGAAGTTGACTGATGCAGATAACTCTGAGATTGTGGGGGCTGTGCAGATCGCTTCTGCCGATGCGCAGGCGTTGCGGACAGAGGCGACAGCGATACGTCAGCGGGCTACAGCGACCCGTCAGGCCGCTCAGGACGCTTTGGCGGGCACGGAGGGCAGTTTGCTGCGGGATGCTGAGACGTTGGAGCGTATGGCGTTTGCGGCGGAGTTGGAGGTACAGGCTGCTGCCCGTGAGGCAAGCGACATTCTTGCTGCAAGTAAGTTGTCGCGTGAGGTTGGTGCAGTTCTTGGAAGCGGTAAGGGGCCTGCGTTGCCGGGTTTGGATGAGATGATTGGTATTCCTAAGACTCCTGAGCAGGTTGAGGCGTTCCGTGACATGGTGTTGGATGGCATGAAGGGTTGGGGTCCTTGGAGGATGGCGTCTGGTAATGTGGAGATGGATGAGGGGATGTTGGCTGCGGCTGCGGCTTTCCAGAAGATGAACTCCCCGAAAGATGTCAAGGGGTTGCTGCGAATGTATGACAAGGCGTTGAATTGGATGAAGGCTGGGATGATTGCCACGCCCGGGTTTGTGTATCGTAATGTCTTTGGGGCGTTGTTCAATGCATGGCTGGATGGGGTAAACCCGAACGCTATGATGCGCAGTTTTGAGTTGGCTAGGTCGTTTGGGTTTCAAACCCGGCAAGAGAACAAGACTTTCCTTGCTGTGGTGCGTGAGGCTGTAGCGGCAGGTCAAGGCCGCACTGTTAGAGTCTTGGGTGGGGGACCGAAGGTTCGCTACGGGGCGGAAGAGTTGCAAAACTATTTGACCCTCTTGGAGAAGGGTGTGCGTGGGGGCGGTTTGGTAACAACCCATGTGCTTCCGCCTACTATCGGGTTGAAGGAAGCCGCTGGCGACAACATGTGGATAGCGGTAAAGCAGGGCGCTGAGATGGTGACACGGCCTGTGGCGTTCTGGAAGTCCAACTTCTGGTATTACCAGATGGTTCGCTCTGCGAACATGCAGGCTGAGGATATTATCCGTCTAGGCATCGGGTTGGATGCTATGCGTTGGGGTGCCAGCGCCGACGAGGCGTTGGAACGTATCGCCCGCAGCCAGTTCGACTATTCGGAGTTGACCAGTTGGGAACGCAACGTGGCTCAGAGGGTCATTCCGTTCTACACTTGGACACGGAAGAACCTGCCGTATCAGATGCAAAAGTTTGCGACTCAGCCTCAGTCGTACAACAGGGTATTGTCTGCGAAGAGAAACCTTGAACTCGCCAGCGAAGAGAAGGGTGTGGTTCCTGACTGGTTTGTGCAACCATTCGGGATCAGGCTCCCGTGGACAAAGTCTGGTGCCACCGTTTACACGGTGCCTGACATACCGTTCCAAGACTTGTTCCGTTTCGATCCCACGGGGATCGGCGGTCCAAAGGAGGTGTGGGATCAGATCATGTGGCAGGTGTCACCTGTAATCAAGGCTCCGCTTGAAGCCCTTGCGTTCAGGGCAAAGGCGAGCGGTATCCCATTCCGTGGTGACTTCATTCCTACACCTAGGGTTTTTGAGGACATTCCGTTCTTGATGGATGCTGCTGCTGCGACGGGGTATGCCCGCAAGCAGGAGGGCGAGTGGCAGATGAGAGACAACCATATCTATTTCCTTACGAACATGATTCCCTTGTTGGGTCGGGTACGTCGTATCTTGCCGAACGAGGAGCGTTACCAGCAGCGTCTGTGGGAGTCGGTGCTGTCTACGTTTATGGGGATCAATGCGAGGGTTCAGACGCCTGAGGCTGAGGAGGGATGGTTGCAGCATCTGCAGTGGCAGGAGAACAGGCGTCGCGCCGATGAGGGCGGTGGCGGTAATGAGGACTGGGTTCCCGACTGGTCGGGCGGTGGCAGTGGTGACTCTATGTATCGTGAGGGCTGGAACCCGTTTGAAGAATAAATATTATCCTAGGATAACGGTCGGGACAAGACAGGTATAACTATATGGACTACATTTCCAGAGAACAGTGGGGTGCAGCAGCCCCGAAGAAGCCATTCACACAGTTGCGCCCGTGGCGCGTCAAAGGTGTCGTGGTACATCACGGGGGTGTACGCAACCCACCTGCGGGAGTGGCTGCCGTCCACGCCTATGAACGTCACCACATCCAAACTAGGGGTTGGAATGCAATCGCCTACAACTGGTTGGTGGACGAGTCAGGCACCATCTACGAGGGGCGTGGCTGGGATCATGTGGGTGGCGCTACGAAGAACTGGAACAGCCGTTCAGTGTCCGTGTGTTACACGGGTTACGGCGAGTTTGAACCCTCCAATCAGACTAAAGATTCGATCAAGAAAGTTATTTCTGAGGCGCAGATGCGTTTCGGGGACGGCTTGTGGTTGAAGACTCACAGACAGTTTAAGAAGACATCGTGTCCCGGGGACTGGCTTGGCAACTGGGTGGAAGGCGGGATGGACGGGCCGCACAGGCCGTCCAGCGTTGATTGGCACGCTGTTGCCCGTTACCTCAAAGACCTCAAAGCGCAGGTGGCTCGGCAACCGTTGTCTTACCGTCGGCGGAGCCGGGGTGAACCCGTAAGGCTGGTACAGAAAGCGTTACTGAGCCGGGGTTTTGACCCCGGCCCCGCTGATGGTATTTTCGGACGCAAGACGGGAAAGGCAGTCAAGGCTTTCCAGAGGGCACAGGGTGTGTTTAAGGTTGATGGTGTGGTGGGTGAAGTAACATTCGCTGCTTTATTTATTCAGTAAGGAGATAGTTATGCCGAAGGGCAAAGGTTATGGCAAGTCAGCGATGCGGGGCGACGCGAAGAAAGACGCCAAGTATTTGCGTAACACCAAGTTGGGGAACGCCAATCATGGCGGTCGCCCCTTCGGAAAGTAGGGTATGATGCGTGACGGAAAGACACCTCGGTTGGTGAAAGCCGCTCGGGTTTTGGTCACTGCTATACAGCGTGGTGGCGGAATCGGCCATGTTGGTGCGCCATCGAAGAGTGGCGCACGGCGTGCGTTGCGTGGCTGATGGCTGCTAAGAAGAGGCGTCCTAAGCCTCGGTACTGAAATGCCTTTGAAGCGTGGCAGCGGGTCTGCTACGATTTCCAAGAATATTCGTGAACTGGTTGCGAAGGGTTACCCTCGGGATCAGGCGTCTGCTATTGCATACGAGTATGCACGGGAGACGCGCCGAAAGGGAAGGAAGAAATAGATGAACTATCGTGATGTGGCAGAGCGTGCGTTGTGGACAGCCGCGCAAGCATTTTTGGCCGTGGCCTTGGTCACTGATACGTCGTCGCTTAAGGCAGCCGTTGTGGCTGCTGCTGGCGCGGGCCTCAGTGTCGTGAAGACAGCGGTTACTCAACGTGTAGGAAAGTAGTCTCATGGACCGCTTGGAAGAGAAATGGGAATCGTTCCTGAAGGAGCAGGGGAACGAGATTTCTGCCGAAATCTACGAACATTTGCAGGAGACAGCGCATCTGTTCGACACAGGGGACGGTACTCATGCCAAGTGGGCCGACGAGGCCACTCTCGGGTTTCTTCTTGTCTTTGAATCAGACGAAGCAGAGGCTATTCTGGCAGCGTTCCATGCAGGTGTGGACGGTGTCCAAGGGGCACAGTGGGCATTTGCCCAGTGGGTGGCTTCTCTAATGTCGATGTTGTCAGAGGCAGTAACAACACAGGACGACTAGAAGTCGCGCGACAGGTGCCGTCGCACATCGGGGCTGTCCACCAACAACAGCATCAGTTGACGTTTGATGCGGTCCCGTCGTCTCGCCAGTGACGTTTTGGGAATACCCAACACTCGGCCTGTGACTCGCAGCGACAGTCCTTCAATAAGAAGACAGTTTATAATCCACTGGTCTTCTTTGTTGAGTGCCTCTATGGCATCTGCGAGGGCTTCCTTCAACCTGTGGGTTGACTCCAGCGATGCTTGAGGTGCGGCAGCGATACTGCCGGGGACCTCCTGCATGAGAAGTTCTAGGTCTGTTGATGCACGGGACTGCCAAACGGTTCCTCTTTGGGCTGCTGCTCGCTGTAGTTCGTCTTCGTCTTTAGCCCATTCCTGTTTCTTCGCCATCCTGCTTCCAAGTAAACATTTTTGTCTTTAATTGCCAGTACGGCTTCTCGCCGCCGGGGTCCTTGAAGGTCCCCATGGTTACTTGGTCGCTTTTAACAAGTTTCAACAGGTCGGTGTATTCGATAGTTGTATGCATGTTTCGGGTTGAGTCCCAGAAGAAGAAGTTGAGGGGCAGTAGCGGTGCCCACCCAGTCTCTAACGTGACAAACTTTTCACACTTGATTTTGATTCCCTTGCGTGGGGAACAGCCCTGTACTTCCACAAAGCGTGGTCGCCCGTTGGTGTCGTGGATGTAGTCGGGGGTGTACCGTAGCATGAGGGGTAGTTTACCGACGGCGAATGGGGGTCGGCAAAGTCCATAGCGCACCCATTTGTTATGGTTGCGTTCAAATGCGGCTTCGCTGTCGTCTCCCATCTTTTCGAAGCGAGCGTTCCATGACTTGGCTGCGAAGTCACGGTGGTGTGGGCCTGCGTTGGTATTAGCCATTTGCTTTTCCTGTTTTGTGTGATGACCAATTCTCTTTCGCAAGATCAGTCTTTACCGCCGTTATGCGAACTACCTGTCCATCGTCTTCCCACGCGGCACCGTTGAGTGCATCAAGGGTAAGTTTGACGTAGTTGTCTAGGTCGCCTTTCAGTGTACCCGCACTGTGGGGGGCTTCCACAATGTGGATGATGGTTTCTTTCGGGGTGTACACCAAATGAATTTCGACGGGTCCCTCAAACTTTTCTTTGATGGTTGTTTCCCACGCTGCACGAATGA